ATGTTGATGATCTAAAAAAGAAGTTAGGCGAAGCTGATAAAGCCGTTGAAACTAACTCAAGCAAGATTTCAGAGTTTGGAAAGAAGGCTGCTGCTGCATTTGCTGTAGCTGCTGCTGCTGCCGTTGCCTATGGCACTAAATTAGCCATTGATGGGGTCAAGGCTGCAATAGAGGATGAACAGGCACAGTTAAGGTTAGCCAATGCCTTAAGACAGGCCACAGGGGCTACTGATGCCCAAATAAAGGCAACTGAAGACATGATCCTAAAGACCTCTTTAGCCACAGGTGTTGCCGATGACAAATTGCGTCCAGCTATGCAAAGGTTGGCGGTAAGTACAAAATCAACTGAGGAAGCTCAAAAATTATTAACTCTTGCTTTAGATATTAGTGCAGCATCAGGTAAAGATTTAGAAACTGTTTCAAATGCTTTAGGCCGTGCCCAAGATGGAAATGTCACTTCACTTGGCAGATTAGGACTTGGCTTATCAAAAACAGAATTAGCCACATTAAGTTTCACAGAGGTTCAAGCAAAACTTGCTGAATTATATGGTGGCGCAGCAGCTACAAATGCTGAAACATTTCAAGGCAAGATTGATCGCTTAAAAGTTGGATTTGATGAAGCAAAGGAAAGTTTAGGTCTTGCATTATTGCCAGCAGTTGAGCAATTTATTACATTCTTAAATGACACAGGCATTCCAACACTTAATGCATTTATTGCAGGCTTAACTGGAGATAAAGGATTAAGCGCAGGACTTGCTGAAACTCAAAGAGGTGCTGAAGGATTTGGGAAAGCAATTGGATCCGTTGTTGGTATAATTCAAGGCTTTATCACATTTTTAAGAGAAGCAATTGGCTTAGTCGTATCTTTAGCAAATGAACTTATTAGAGTGGTTAATATAATTCCAGGAGTAAATATCGGGTCAATTCCAAACCCTGCTCCATCAGCTGGCAGATCATCAGTTCCAACAGTTCCAACTCCAAAAGGTGGATCAAACTTTACCTACGGATCAGGCAACCCGCTTTATTTAACTGTTAATGCTATTGATGGCGAGGGTGCTGCTAGAGCTGTTGCACAAACCTTGAATAGTCAAGCAGCTAGAAGTACGACCGCTCTCAGGGATAGATAATGACTGTTTTTACACCAGACTGGAAACTAACTGTCGGTGGAGTTGATTATACTGACATAACTATTGCTGATGTTCAGCATCAGGCAGGTCGCACAGATATTTACCAACAGCCACTTCCATCTTATATTCAAATAACATTATTGGCTTTGAACGGTCAAACTTTACCTTTTGACATAAATGACAGTTTAGATTTACAGGTAAAAGATACTTCAGGAACTTATGTAAGCCTATTTGGTGGAGATATTACCGATGTAACTGTTGCAGTTGGTGCTACTGGATCGATCGCCACAGTTGTTGAATATACCCTTATTGCTATGGGTTCACTTGCCAAATTAACTAAAGAAATTTGGAGCGACAATATAAGTCAAGATGAAGATGGCAACCAAATCTATGAGGTTTTGAGTAGCGTGTTGCTGGGTCAATGGAATCAAGTGCCAGCAGCTACACAATGGCAAACTTATGAAGCAACAACACAATGGCAAGATGCAGAAAACTTAGGATTAGGCGAGATAGATACTCCTGGTCTTTACACAATGTCTGCTCAATCAACGACAGTAGATACTATTTACAATGTTGTTTCTGCAATAGCCAATTCAGCCTTTGGATATATTTATGAAGCCAATAATGGAGATATTGGATACGCTGATGCCGACCACAGACAAAATTATCTATTAAACAATGGATATGTTGAATTGGATGCTGGACATGCTTTGGGTGCTGGCTTGTCTACAATTATGCGCTCTGCTGATGTTAGAAATGACATATATCTAAATTATGGCAACAATTACAATAGCCAAGTTACAGCTACGGATGCCACATCAATTGCAACTTATGGCTACAAAGCCGAAACGATAAATTCTTTGGTTCATGATGCTGTTGATGCTCAATTAATCGCCGATCGCTACATAGACCAAAGAGCTTACCCACAGCCAGCATTCCAATCCATAACATTCCCAATAACAAACTCTGAGATAGATGATGCAGACCGCGATGATTTGCTTGGCGTATTTATGGGAATGCCTGTTGATATTAGTAATTTACCGAGCCAAATATCTAATGGCACATTTCAGGGTTATGTCGAGGGCTGGTCTTGGAGCACACGATTTAACGAATTGTTTTTAACAATCAATGTTTCTCCAGTCGCATTTAGTCAAGTTGCGATGCGTTGGAATACCACACCAATAACAGAGGCTTGGAACACAATAGACCCAACATTAACTTGGGAATACGCTACAATAGTAGCCTGATAGGAAAAGGATAAAATGGCAACCACTACCAATTACAGCTGGACTACTCCAGATGACACCGATCTAGTCAAAGATGGTGCAAGCGCGATTCGTTCGCTTGGAACTGCAATTGATACAACAACAAAAAATCTTAATCCATCAACAACTCTTGGTGATATTGAGTATCGCTCATCCACAGCAAACACCAACACTAGATTAGGTATTGGATCAACCGGTCATGTTTTAACTGTTAGCGGTGGTGTTCCTGCTTGGGCTGCTCCAACTGGTGGTGCTGGAAACATGGTTGAAATTGCAACAGGAACTCTATCTGGCGCATCAGTAGTAATAAGTTCATTAAGCACTTATACAGATATTGTTGTTTTCCTTTATGGAACAACTAATAACACAGCTGCTGGAACTGCATATTTGAGATTAAATGCGACTTCAACTAATCATGACACAAGAGGTTTAAGACAAACCGGCAATACTGCTTATAGTGCTTTTGGTGCTGTCAATGACAGTGATTTTTATTTAAGTGCTGAAGCAACAGTTAGAACTGACACAAGTAATGCACATGTTATAAAATTAACAAATTGTAAAAATGCCGGATTTACTGATGTAGATATCGTTTCTAGATATCTTCCAAATGCTTCTGCTCAAAATGGTTTTTATATTGCTAAAGGTGTTTATACAAACAGTGAAGCAGTATCAAGCATAACATTAAGAAATTCTGGCGGAACTTGGGCTGGCGGAACTTATACAGTTTGGGGTGCATAATGTTTAGAATAGAACACAATGCCGAAACAGGCGAAATTAAAGAAATTGAATTGTCAGCAAAAGAAATTAAAGAATTAGAGAAAGAATACGCTGATTCAAAAAAAGTTGCTGATGAAATACAATTAGAAGTTGATGCCAAAAATGCTCAAAGGCAATCATTACTCGACAGACTTGGCATTACTGCTGATGAAGCAAAATTGCTACTTGGCTAATGAAGCCTTACCTATCTAAAGCTGCTGAAACATTACGCGACCAAATAAATGGAGCGTTTGTGGGTAGGAGCAGGAAAGCTGATGGATGGATCGGCGATAATAAGCACGCATCTAGAAAATCCGATCACAACCCAAGATCTAACGGAGAAGTTTGCGCGTTGGACATTGACGCTGGCTTATCTGACGAACAAGGAATTAGTCATGCTTTGGCAGATCAGTTACGACTGGCAGCAAAAAAAGATAAGCGTATATCTTACATAATCCATGCTGGTAAAATTGCTAGTGCTAGATCATTGTGGAAATTTAGAAAATATACTGGGATAAATCCCCATCATAAGCACATCCATATTTCATTCAAGCCAAATCAAACTGGCGAGAAGTTCGACATCCCACTACTGAAAGGTAACTAAATGAAACTATCTAATAAACACAAAGCAGCAATTAAGTCATATTTGAGAGCTGTGGCAGCTAGTGGAGTTGCATGTGCGCTTGCAATTGCAGCTGACCTACATCCTGCTTATGCCGCATTACTTGGTTCAATTGTTGCGCCTATTGTCAAAGCTCTTGATCCAAAATCTGGCTTAGAAGTTGATTACGGAATTAATGCGAAATGAATCCAAACGAATGGGCTGGCTTTGCCGCTGGTATCTGCGCCGTCGTAACAAGTTTATTACTGGGTCTGCGCTTTCTTATTAAAGGTTGGCTTAACGAATTGCGACCAAATGGTGGCAGTTCAATGAAGGATCAGTTAAATCGACTTGAACAGCGTGTCGATGAATTGTTTGTAATAATATCTAAGTCATAATTTTAATCATGGCGAACACACGAAAACGCGCTAAACGAAA